CTCTTCTGCATAAGAAGTTCCCTAAAATAATGATTTGATATTGCCCTGGAGGTGAGATTATGAGGGGCAGACCAGGAAAGCCCGTTAATCTGCTGATGATGGAAGGGCGCAAGCACCTAACCAAATCAGAGATCGAAGCAAGGACGCAACAAGAACAAGGACTACAATCGGGCAACAAAAGATTCAAGCCGAACGAAAAGGTTATGCAAAACGAAACGGCCCTCAAAACCTTCAAGCAACTGAAAAAGCTTTACAAAGATATTGACTACGTTGAGGGCTTGGACGAAAACGTGATAAATCGGTACTGCCTCATGACCGCCGAAGTGGATACGCTGGAAGAACTGCTTTCCAGAATGCATGACGATCTCGACGAGTGCGACGAAGCCAAAGACAGGATACAGCTTTACAAAACCATTGCCGGCGCGGAGATCACTGTGAATCGTGTTCGGGATATGCTCTTGAAAATCGAGGACCGGTTATTTCTCAACCCAACATCAAGGGTAAAGAACGTACCGCATAAAGAACAGCCCAAGCCTCAATCGGAATTTGAAAAGAATTTTGGAGATATTTGAAGTGTGATACACCATGACCTTATTGGAGGAACTAACACAGTATTCTAACGATTGTATAAACGGGGAAGTCATTGCCTGTAAGAAGTTGAAACAAGCGTGTGCGCGGTTTTTACGCGATATTGCGCGGCAGGGTGCAGATGATTTCCCCTATATATTTATTGAAGATGGGGCGCTCCGATTTTTAAAGTGGATGCGCCTTTTCAAACACACCAAAGGTTGGCTGGCGGGAACATACAAAGAACCGCACATATCAGAAAAATTTGAGTTTGGGAACATATACGGATGGGCACGAAAGGACACAGGGCATAGACGTTTCCGGTATGCCTACATACAAAAGGCACGGAAGAACGCAAAGTCTCAAGACCTCGCTATGATGGGCGATTATGAACTCGCGGCATTTGGCGAACCGTGTTCCGAAGTTTACATAGCGGCCACGAAGAAAGACCAATGCCGTTATGTTTACAACGAAGCGGTTATTATTTTTAAGCAATGCGAACAGCTTAAGGATAAATTAATCACAAAAGATGGGATGATACAGCATCCTAAAAGCGGTTCGATATTCGCGAGGCTATCAAAGGACGACAGGAAAAGCGGCTCCGGAGGCAACCCACAGTGTTTTATCATTGACGAATACCACGAGCACGAAACGGCGGAATACCACGACTTAGGCGCATCTGGCATGAAAACACGGCAGCAGCCTATTTTAATTATCATCACCACGGCGGGCGTAAACCTCAACAGCCCATGCTACGAGGAATACAAATATTGCGCGAAGATTTTAGACCCGGACAACCCAACGGAGAACGACAGATATTTCGTCTGTATCTACGAGATGGACAAAGACGACGACGGAAACATCGTTGACGATATAAACGATGAAGCACTATGGCGTAAACCAAATCCGATAATCTACGATGATCCGGTTGCGCTGGAAAACATCCGTTCGGAACTCAAAACGGCAAAAGACAGACCGGAAAAGATGCGCGATTTCCTGACGAAAACAATGGACGTATGGATTAATCAGCGCGATCAGGGTTATATGCCGATGGATAAATGGGCGGCATGCGCGGCGACAAAGGATGATCCCTTCCCAGACGTGAAGGAATTAAAGGTTATAACCGGTCTCGACCTTGCGGAAAAGATAGACCTCTGCAGTATGACGCATGAAATAGAATTACCGGATGGTAGAATCGCAGTTATGCAGCATTCGTTTTTACCGCAGGAAACCTACGACCGCTATGTCAGGCAAGCCCGGACCAACTACGACATATGGAAACAAATGGAACTGTTGACCGTAACACCGGGCGGTGTTGTTGACTACGAATACATTCTTGATTACATCGAAGCGACATACGAAAAGTACAACTGGAAAAAAGGCGAAGTCGCATACGATAGGGCGCTTGCCACATGGTTAACACAGCAGCTTGAAAAACGGGGATATACTCCGGCTGAAATCCCACAGGGCATGTATACGCTCGGAGCTCCAACAAAGGATTTTCGTGACGAGGTTTACAAAAAACACGTTATCCACAATGACCCAATGCTTTCCTGGGCGATAGGGAACGCCGTATGTGAGGAAGATAGGAACAAAAACGTTATGCTCAACAAAACAAAATCAAGCGAAAAAATAGACCCGGCAGCGGCATTGATGAATGCTCATACGCGGTATGTAGTACAGCCAAAAGTTAGCGTATACGACACACGACCGGCAGGAGAAAAACTTTTATGTTTTTAAAGAAAAAAGATACAACCGAGAAGAAAGACCCTAAAAAAACATACGATATTCTTTCGGAACTCGCTATGATAGCGGGTTTTTTATTGTTTGTTTTCGGTATTTACCTAATCTATCCGCCCGCAGCGTGCGTGATTGGCGGCGCAGGGCTGTTCGCGTTGGGGTTTCCCGCTTCAAAATTCACGGAAAGGAGGCGCAAATAATTGGGCTTACTGCGAAATATGATCGTAAAAAACTACTCTCTGGACGATTTTGACAAGGAATTTGAAAGCCATTTTTACGGCGGATGGAAAAGCAATACCGGAATTAAGGTAAACGAAGAATCGGCAATGAAGTTTTCCGCTGTGTATGCCTGTATTCGTATAATTTCCGAAGATATAGGGCTTTTGCCAATGGAAATACGGCGATGGCGCAATCCAAGAGATAAATCAAAAGGATCTGATGTTGCTTACGATCATCCGCTTAATGACGTGCTTTTAAATGCTCCAAACAGCGAAATGAACGCGATGACGTTTGAAGAAACATTCCAGAGTCACGTACTACAGAGCGGAAACGGTTATGCATATAAGGTTTTGAACAACAAAGGCCAGGTAATAGGCTTAAAGCTTCTCAATTGGTTCAGCATGCAGCCTAAAAGAGACAAAGACACCGGGCAAGTATACTATGCATTTGACGATAGAGGCAAGGAAACGCGCTTCGAAAAGTACGAAATCTTCCATATTCCGGGGCTTGGGTACGATGGCCTTGTAGGATATTCGCCAATAAAAATGGCAATGGAAGCGGTCGGGTTAGGGCTTGCGGCCGAGGAATTCGCGGCGAGGTTCTACTCTAATGGCGCGAACGTTGGCGGATTTATTACGATGGACGCAACCGTTCAAGACAAGGACAGCCTAAAAACAGAGTTTGAAACGAAATTTGGGGGATTAGGGAAAGCCCACAAAGTTATTTTTCTTGAAAACGGCATGCAGTTCCAAAGGCTCAACATGAATCTGGACGAAGCGCAGTTTATAGAAACAAGACGGTTTCAGATTGAAGAAATAGCGCGAATTTACCGGATGCCGCCCCATATGATAGGCGATTTGACCCATGCGACGTTCTCAAATATAGAGCACCAAGACCTTGCATACGTGAAAAGAACGCTTTTGCCATGGATAAAACGGTGGGAAATAGCGACGGATACCCAAAATTTGACGCTGCGGGACCGCCAACAAGGGCTTTTTTCACGCCTAAACATTGACGAATTGCTTCGCGGCGATGCTCCGACAAGGGCAAGCGTAAACCATATCAAGCGTCAAGATGGTGTTATTAGTACAAATGAATGGAGAGCGGTAGACGATATGAACCCGCGCCTAGAACCGGAAGCAGATAAACTGCTGATAAACGGCAATATGCGGGATATAAGCGTGGTAAATTCCACCGAACCGATAAACGGACAACAGTTTAAACAAGATGATCTGGAAGAAAAGCAAAACATGCTTGAAGAAAAAGTAAGCTCTCTTATCACGTTGGTACAACAAAAGGTAGGTGAAAAATAATTGAAAAAAACGTGGGAATTTAGAAATAAAGCGGAAACATCGGGCGTTGGAGAATTGCTTATCTATGGCGATATCGCAAGTGCAAGTTGGTATGGGGACGAGGTGACGGCGGCGCAGTTCAAAAAAGACCTTGACGCGCTCGGAGAGATCAAAACACTTAATATCTATATCAACTCGGACGGCGGCGACGTGTTCGCGGCACAGGCCATGTACAGTATGGTGAAAAGGCATTCCGCATACAAGAATGTTTACATCGATGGCATAGCTGCAAGCGCTGCATCTTTCTTCGCAATGGTGGGAGATACCATTTACATGCCCGCAAACGCCATGATGATGGTGCACAATCCGCTTGCGGTCCTTATTGGGTACTACAATGCTGGTGATATGCGGCAAATGGCGGACGCGCTTGACAAAATACGCGAAAGCATCATACCAATTTACACCCAGAAATCAGGTTTGAGCGCCGATGAAGTCATCGAATTGCTCGACGCAGAGACTTGGTTGACCGCCGATGATGCCAAAACGTTCGGTTTTATCGATGAAATTGAGGGTGAAAAACAGGTTGCAGCAAGTCTAAACAGTGAGTTTTTGACGGTAAACGGGCAGAAATTTGACATTAAAAACTTCAAAACGCTGCCGAAGATGGACTTTAAACCGCCCGATGAACAAAAGAATGAAAACGAGCCGGATGCCGAACGGCTTTTTTTATTACAAAAAACAGTTGCTCTAAAATCTAAAAAATACAAATACCAGGAGGTCAATAAATGAATATTCAAGAGAAATTACAGGAAAGAGCGGGGTTAATTCAGAAGCAGGAAGATATTTTAAATCTCTGCTCAAAAGACAAGCGCAACATGACCGTTGATGAAAAATCAACCTTTGATAACCTCGATAAGGCAATCGGGGAGATCGAAGAAACGGTGGACAGGGAAAAGAAATTCCAGAATCGCGTCGGTTCATTAGACGGCACATACAAGGAATACAAGCAAACTGACGAACCGCAGAAACAGGAAAAAGGCTTTGCGAGCATGGGCGAGTTCCTTCACGCCGTAGCGTGCGCGGGTTCTCCCATCGGACGGTTCCCGGGCGCCGGGCATACCGATCCCAGACTTGTACAGAACGCCGCAACTGGCGCGAGCCAGAACGTTCCTGCTGATGGCGGGTTTTTAGTGTCGCCCACTCGCTCAAACGAAATCATGAAAAAGGTATTTGAGGGCGGGACAATTTTGAGTGCTTGCAAACAGTATGAGATCGGCCAGTATTCGGACAGCCTTGAGATCCCCTATGTTGAGGAAACGAGCAGGGTTAACGGTTCAAGATGGGGAGGGCTTAGAGCATACCGCGAGGGCGAAGTAGACACAGCAACGGCAAGCAATACCAAGCTCGGATTGTGGGAATGCCGCGTGTCCGATCTGAAAGCACTTTCGTATGTAACAGAAAGGCTTTTACAGGATGCGCCCGCGCTTGAAGCTTTGTATATGGATACCGTACCGCAGGAATTTACTTTCAAACTGGAGGACGAAATCCTTAGCGGCGGCGGTGCAAACCAGTGTACGGGCGTCATCGGCAACGCGGCAACCGTACCGGTTTCAGCAGAATCCGGCCAGTCATCCACGACCATCTTGGCGCAGAACGTAATAAATATGTATTGTCGGTGCTGGGGGCGTTCCCGCGCAACTGCTAAATGGTACATAAATCAGGACGTAGAACCGCAACTGTTCAGCATGGTCCTTTCGGCAGGCACCGGCGGGGTGCCTATTTTTATGCCTGCAAACGGTCTGGCGGCATCGCCCTACAACACGCTGTTTGGAAAACCCATCGTCCCGGCAGAACAGTGCCCGACGCTCGGCACGGTTGGCGACATAATCCTTGCTGACTTCGGCGAATACGCGATAGTTCGCAAGGGCGGGCTCGTGGGCGCTTCGTCCATCCATGTGAAGTTCGTTTCCGATGAAATGACGTTCAAGTGGAACATGCGCGTCAACGGAAAACCGAAGTGGAAGAAAGTATTAACACCGTACAAGGGCAGCAATACGCTTGCACCGTTTGTCACCGTGGCAACTCGCTAAAACAACTAAAAATTTAATTGGAGGTTTAACAATATGTCCAGATTCGTTATAGCGGAACAGGGCCATCCTGTTCCTATTATTTACCCGCAAGGAAGCTCCGGCGCGACAATCGACAGCGACATCGTATCGATGAAAAATGCCTCGCATTGTTCGATATTTCTGGCAGTCGGCGCACAGGCAGGAACATTCGTCGCCAAGGTATACGAGGCAAACGCTTTTGACGATGGCGATACGGCCATTGCAACCAATGTGTACAAAGAGGAAACCACAAACAGCGATATGCTTGGAAGTCGGACGGCAGTAACGGCGGCGGACGGCATTACGACCGCAGCGACAAACAACACTTTCTATGTGTTTGAAATCGATGCGGAAGATCTGACGGAAGGGTATCCGAATATACAGCTTAAATTATCCAGCCTTGACAACACGACATACGTCGCGGCCTGGGCGGTATTGAGCGGGTACGCTTTCCAGGGCGTAGACCAACCGACAGAAATAGCATAACCACCGCGCGGAGAGCACGCGGAGAAGGAGATTAATATGTCAATGGGATTTCAGGACAATCCGGGGAATATCCTCGGAGCAGATACAAGCAACAATCTGTATGCGTCCACTAACGTAACCGCCAATGCGGACGGCTCCATCATTGAAAGACTTGAAGCGTTAAAGGATTCAGTCGCGGCGGTTGGTTCGTTGCCTGGTAATTTTGCTTGGGGCGTAGCTCCGGCAGAGACAAGCAGCACAACGGAAGTGGTAATAGCGGCGTTAGCGGGATATGGCGATGACTTTTTTAACCATGAGTATTTCATGCAAGTCATTAAAAATGCCAACAGCGCAACCAATGCGCCGGAAAAAGAAGTACGGCAGATAACGGACTACGCAACTGCCACAGGTACGTTCACATGCTCGGCGTTCAGCGCGGCGATTGAGGCAAACGATATTTGCCTTATTCTGCATGAATCCATTATTGCAATAGGCAGGGACGACGCTAATAACACATATGCAAGTACGGCAGTAGCGGCAAACGCTGACGGT